ATCGGTTTCTCAGTCAACGAGCAAGCGCAGAGCCTGGAGCTTGGCGCACAGAGCGCACCCCGTACCTGCGCGAGATCATGGACTGCCTATCAGCTACGAGCCCTGTTGAGAAAACGGTATTTATGAAAGGGGCACAGGTGGGAGGCACCGAGGCTGGGAACAACTGGCTGGGCTACGTGATCGACAACTGTCCGGGGCCGATGCTCATGGTGCAGCCAACAGTGGAAATGGCAAAGCGCAACAGCAAGACGCGCATCGCCCCGCTAATCGAAGAAAGCCCAAGCCTGTGTGAAAAGGTGCGCGACCCCAGGAGCCGTGACAGCGGCAACAGCCTGCTGGCCAAGGAGTTTCCGGGCGGTGTCGTGGTGATGGCCGGGGCCAACAGCGCCGCCGGCCTGCGCTCGATGCCGGTGCGGTTCCTGTTCCTTGACGAGCCCGACGCCTACCCGGGCGATGTGGACGGGGAGGGTGATCCCTGTGCGCTGGCCGAAGCCCGCACCCGCACGTTCAGCCGGCGCAAGGTCTTCTACGTTTCCACCCCCACGCTGGCCGGGCGCAGCCGGATCGAGCGTGAGTTCATGGACGGGGACATGCGGTTCTTCGAGGTGCCGTGCCCCCTGTGCGGTACCTATCAGCAGCTGGTGTGGCCGCAGATGAAATGGGAGGAGGGGCAGCCAGAGACGGTGCGTTACGAGTGCTGCCACTGCGGTGAGCAGTTCGAGGAGCACCACAAGAACAAGATCCTGACCCAGGGCCGGTGGGTGCCACAGAACCCGGAGGGCAAGTGGCGCAGCTATCACATCAGCTCGCTCTACTCACCGCTCGGCTGGTGGAGCTGGGCGCAATGCGTGGAGTCGAGCATTCAGGCCAAGAAGTCCGACGAGGCGATGCGGGTTTTCCAGAACACGGTCCTGGGGCTGACCTACGCCGACACGGGCGAAGCCCCGGACTGGGAGCTGCTGTATCACCGCAGGGAGGAGTACGTGATCGGCCAGGTGCCCGACGAGGTGGTATTCCTGACCGCAGGCGTCGACGTGCAAAAGGATCGCATCGAACTGGAAGTGGTTGGCTGGGGCCGCAACCTGGAGAGCTGGTCGATCGACTACCAGATCATCCCGGGCGACACCGCTGGCGACGAGGTGTGGGAGCTGCTCAGCCGGGCGATCCGCAACGAGTACCCCAGGGGCAACGGCCTGTCGGTACCGATCCGCATGACCGCCGTGGACACGGGCTACCGCACCCAGGAGGTCTACCGCTGGGTCAAAGGGCAATCCGCCCTGCGGGTGATGGCGGTCAAGGGCCGCGAGCAGCAGGCCACGATCATCAGCCAGCCCAGCACGGTGGAGGTCACGGTCCGGGGTAAGCGCCTGCGGGGTGGCGTCAAGGTGTGGCCGGTCGGTGTGTCGGTGGCGAAGTCGGAGCTCTACGGCTGGCTGCGCCGCAAGCTGCCCACCAACCTGGGAGATGGCCTGCCGTTCGGCTGGTGTCACTTCCCACAGCACGGTGAGGAATACTTCCGCCAGCTGACTGCCGAGGCGCTGGTGTCACGCATCGTGCGGGGCTACCAGAAGTTCCAATGGGAGAAGACCCGCGAGCGCAACGAGGCTCTCGACTGCCGGATCTACAACCGGGCCGCCTGCATGGCGGTGGGTGCCGACCGCTGGGACGACAAGCGGTGGGAATACGAGCACGGCGAAGGCTCGCAAAGCGTGCTGGCCAGCCCCCAAAGCAACAGCAAAGCCCCGCAAACAGAGATCAAACGTCGCAGATCGACGTTCCTATAAGCCGATAGCATGAACCCAAGGAGGTGCCGCCATGTCGATGTTTACTGAGGCAGGGCTCCAGGCAATCGAAGAGGCCATCGCCGGTGGCTATCTCAAGGTCAAATATGACGACAAGGAGGTCACCTACCGGAGCCTCGATGAGCTGCTCAAGGTGCGCGACATGATCCGCGCCCGCCTGGGCAACGGCACCGCACGCCGCCGCTACGTGGCCTTCAACAGGGACTACCAATGAGCCTCGTTGACAACTTCATCGGGGCGATCAGCCCTGCAGCTGCTGTCCGCCGGCAGCGGGCCCGCCTGCAGCTCGATGCCCTGCGTCGCTACGACGGGGCCTCCCGTGGCCGCCGCACTGATGGGTGGCTCACCCAGGGCACCAGCGCCGATGCGGCCGCCGCCATGGGGCGCAAGACCCTGCGCGATCGTTCCCGGGACCTGGTGCGCAACAATCCCTACGCCGCCAAGGCGGTGCAGGTGATCGTCAGCAACACGATCGGCACGGGCATCATGGCCCAGGCCAAGGCGCAGCGATCCCGCCGGCGCAGCCAGCAGTTCACCGACATCTGGAGGGGGTGGTCTGCCGATCCGCTGCAGTGTGATTTCAACGGCCGCCTGGACTTCAACGGCATCCAGGCCCTGGTGCTGCGCTGCGTGGTGGAGAGCGGAGAGGCGCTGATCCGCCGGCGCACCCCCACCGATGGCCAGCGCATCCCCCTGCAGCTGCAGGTGCTGGAACCGGACCTGCTGGACAACAGCCACGACGGCGTGGACGAGGACGGCAGCTACACCCGCGAAGGCATCAAGCACGACGCCAACGGCAGGCGCATGGGCTACTGGCTATACGCCGACCACCCCGGCGAGCAGCACGCCCGCGTAACGAGCTTCGTCAGCAGCTTCGTGCCTGCCGACGAGGTTATCCACATTTTCCGCCAAGACCGCCCCGGCCAGACACGGGGAGTTCCCTGGGCATCCCCGATCACCATTCGCCTGCGCGATTTCGACGACTACAGCGACGCCCAGCTGCTCAAGCAGAAGATTTCTGCTTGCTTCACGGCCTTTGCTGTGGATACTGAATCACCTGACGCTGGCATGGGCACGGAGCTGATCGACAAGCTCGAGCCCGGTGCCATCGAGATCCTTCCCCCAGGTAAGGACATTCGGTTTGCATCACCGCCAACGGTGGGCGAGTTCGACAAGATCTCACGGCAATATTTGCTGCAGATCGCCGCCGGCTTTGGCATCACCTACGAGGCGTTGACCGGCGATCTGAACAACACCTCGTTCAGCAGCGGTCGCATGGGCTGGTTGGAGTTTCAGCGCAACATCGAGTCATGGCGCTGGCAGATGCTGGTGCCCCAGCTGCTCGATCCTGTATGGCGCTGGTTTGCTGCAGCGGGCAGCGTGAACGGTGTGCGCATGGACGGCATCGTGGCGCAGTGGACACCACCACGCCGTGAGCTGATCGATCCGGCCACCGAGATCAAAGCCACTGGCCTTGCGGTGCGCTACGGCTTCCAAACCCTGAGCGAAGCGATCCGCGAGTTGGGCTACGACCCAGAAGAAGTCATGCAGGAGATGGCCGACGACAACGCACAGCTCGACAAGCTGGGCCTCGTCCTTGACACCGATCCCCGCAAGGTGAGCGCCGCCGGACTCACGCAAGTGCGTCCGGTTGGCAGCGAGTATCCCGGCACAGGCGAGCCGCCAGAGGAGAATGCTCCCCCGGCAAGTAGCAGCCAGGCCGCGCAGTCTGGGTAACCTTAGAATCAAACCGCCAGTGGAGTCGCAATGAGCGAACTACTCCAAACCCGGGCGATGTTCGCTCCCGAGACCGTTGACGCCGAACAGCGCACGGTCGAGGTCGTGTGGACCACAGGCGCACGGGTGGCACGCTACGGCTTCGACGGCCCCTTCATGGAGGAGTTGTCGATGGACAAGAAGGCGATCCGCATGGACCGCCTTAACTCCGGTGCCCCGCTGCTCAACAGCCACAGCGCACTCGAGCTCTCCGACATTGTTGGGGTGGTCGAGCGGGCATGGCTGGATGACAACGAGGGCCGTGCCGTGGTGCGTTTTTCCAGCCGGGATGACGTGGAGCCTATCTTTCGGGATGTGCGCGACGGCATCATCAGGTCGATTTCGGTCGGCTACCGCGTCTGGAAATACGAGCGCAGCACTGAGGGTGAAACCACGGTGATGCGAGCGACGGACTGGGAGCCCCATGAACTCTCCCTAGTTCCAATCCCGGCAGACGCCGGGGCTCAGGTGCGCTCAGAAGAGCCGCCTACAGTTCACAACGAGCCTGCAAAGGACATCAGCCCAATGGACGACACCCGCGAACTGGAGGTCGCCGCACCTGAAGCCCCCGTGGCACAGGAGCGAGCCACCTCCCCCGAGGACTTCCAGGCTGTCATCGCTGCTGAGCGTCGTCGGGTGGCGGAAATCCGCCGCTCTGTTCGCGCCGCTGGGTTAGATGACTCCCTGGCAGATCAACTGGCAGAAGATGGCACCGCCATCGACGAAGCCCGCAAACTCATCATCGACAAGATGGCTGAGCGCGAGGCCCAGGCCCCGACCCGCACTCACGTGCAGGTGGTGGCCGATGAGGGATCCAAGCGCGCAGCCTGCATGGAAGCCGCTCTGGAGGCCCGCGTGGGCCTGCGCGAGTGGGACGACAAGGCCCGCGCCTTTACCGCCAGCAGCCTGCTGGACATGGCGAAGGACAGCCTCGTGCGTTCCGGCGTGAACCTGGTGGGCATGAGCAAAAGCCAGATTGCTGGCCGCGCCATGCACAGCACCAGCGACTTCCCCCTGCTGCTGAGCAACATCGCTCGCAAGACCCTGGCCGCGGCCTATGCCGAGGAGCAGCAGACCTTCCGCCCCATCGTGCGGCAGCGCAACCTGCCTGACTTCAAGCCAGTCTTCGAGCTTGAGATCGCCGGCCAGATCACTCCCGAGCCTCTGCTTGAGGGTGGCGAATACAAGGCCGCCACGGTGCAGGAGCAACAGAGCTCCTGGCGCATCTACACCTACGGGAAGAAGATCGCCGTCACCCGTCAGCTCATCATTAACGATGACCTCGACGCACTCAGCCGCATCCCTTCGATGATCGGTCGGGGCATGTCCCTGTTCGAGTCGAACGAGATTTGGAAGCTGATCACCGGCAACGCCAAGACCCCGTATGACGGCAAGGCGCTGTTCCACGCTGATCACTCAAACAGTGGCAGCGGTGCGATCGGCGAAACCGCCATCAGCAACGCCCGCAAGACCCTTCGCAATCAGAAGGACATTGCCGGCAACCGCATCAACCTGCGGCCCCGTCACCTGCTGGTGCCCACCAGCCTGGAGACTGCAGCTCAGAAGTTCCTGACCGGCGTGTCGCCTAACGCGACCGCAGACGTCAACATCTTCAGCGGCAGCCTGCAGCTGATCGTCGAGCCTCGTCTCGATGATGCATCCGAGCAGATCTACTACGTGACCGCTGACCCTGCGCAGATCGACATGATCGCGTTCGGTTACCTGGAGGGCGAAGCTGGTCCCCAGGTCGAGACTGTGAACGAACGCGATCCCGACGGGACCGTGATCTACGCCCGCCTCGACTTCGGTTGCACCCTGCTCAACCACCGGGGCTTCTACAAGTCCACCGGCGTCTGAGGATCAGATCCATGAAGAACCACATCCAGAAAGGCGAGTACCTCGACGTTCTCGCCTCCGCTGCCTACACCAGCGGTCAGCTGGTGATCGAGGGCAACCTTGTCGGCGTTGCCGTGGCGGACATCGCCTCCGGCACTGTCGGCTCCATCGCCACCTGCGGCGTCTACTCGTTCGAGAAGGAAGCAGCCGCCACCCTGGTCCAGGGCGACGTTGCTTACTACGACTCCGCCACCAAGAAGCTCGACGCAACCAACACCAACCCCGCCGTGGGTCACGTGGTGGCCGTGAGCTCTAACACCGTGCACCTCAAGATCTACGGCTACAAGCTGTGATCTGATGCTGAACGATCTCGCCAACCGAGCACTCAAGGCCTGCGTGCGGGTGATGGGGGAACCCATTACCTACACCCGGGCCGAGCAAAGCTGGCAGATCCGTGCGGTGTTTCAGGACGCCTTCGTGGCGGCCGATCCCGAGACCGGAGGCCCCGTCACCACCGTTCAACCGGTGGCCGGGGTCGATGGCTGGGACCTCCCCATCAAGCCCAAGGGCGGCGACACCGTTGCCGCTCGCGGCAAGACTTACCGGGTGCGCGACGCCCAACCTGACGGGCACACCGGGTTCACCCTGTTCCTGCAGAAGGTCGGCTGATGCCCGGCACCCACCCCCGCCAGCAGCTGCGCCACGCCGTGCGTGATCGCCTGGCTGAGCAGCTACCGGACGACGGCTACTGGACCCCAGCAGAAGACCGGGTCTACGCTTCCCGTTCGATCGACCTAGAGGAGACCGAGCTGCCGTTGATCCTGGTCAACTGCAAGGAGGAGACCGTCGAGCTGGTGAACCGCACCGACTTCGATGGCGGCTACCGGCGCACGGTGCAGATGCACGTTGAGTGCCTGTCCTCGGCGCTGGATGACGTAGACGACACGCTCGATGGCCTGGCCCTGGGCGTGGAGGGTGCGCTCGATGGCCTGCTGATCAACGGTCTGGAGACTGCGCGGTTCATCCTGATCCGCACCGAGATTGACATTGACAGGGAGGGCGAGGTGCCAATCGGCGCAGCCCGCCTCACGTTCGAGGCCAGTTACATGAGCTACAGGCTCGGCGTGGACCTGGGTCTGTGGGACCGCGACTATCCTGACAACTGCCCAGCACCGGGCGTCACAACCATCACCCTGCGGAGCCACACTCCGCAGGGTTCCGTAGACTTTGACGAGATGGTGATTTCCAATGGCGACTAAACGCACCAAGAAGGAAGCCCCAGCTGAGGTTCAAGAGGCTGTTGCCAATCAGCCTGCCGCCGTTCTTAAGCCGGCAGACCTAGCCGCTTTCCTTGACCTTAAGGACTACAACGAGGAGCAGATGCGCGCGCTGCTGCGCGCCAGCACCCTGACCGCCTTTAAGTTCATCGGCTTTGAGGTTGCTCCCAAGCAACAGGGCCATCTGTTCAATCAGGGCGTAAAGCACCTGGCGGCCAAGTTCTACGCCGCTGGCACCTCCGATCTGGAGAACGAGAACGACATCCCCTCGGTGTGTCGCTATTTCTTCGTCTTGGTGCGCCGTGAGCTTTCAGGTTCCGCGGAGTAGTCGCCGCACCGGCGGCGTCGGCCAGTTCGAGAACACTGAGGGAGCACGCAACACCGAGAACGTCCTTCGGACCGGCAAGGTCAAGGAGGTCGATCTTGAGAAGCGGCTTGTGCGCGTCTGCATTGGCGAGGATGGCTCGCCTGGCGGCTGCATCGAGACCGCGTGGCTGCCTGTGCTGGAGGTGTCTGCATCCTCCACACGCGGCGGCCTGTCGTCGTGGGATCCGCCCCGAGTCGACGACGTGGTGCAGATCTATGCGCCCGGTGGTGAGCTGACGACGGGCCTGATCCTGTCGTCCATGTTCATGCACAAGGACGACGCACCGTTCGGCGATCGTGCCGAGGGCTATGTGTTTGGCGACCTGGGGGATCCCCGGGACTCTGTGTGGCGGCGCTTGTTTGGCGACGGCACCCTGATCGAATACGACAAGGGCAAGAGCCTGGTGCGGGTTGAGACCCCGGGCTCGGTCAAGGTGCACGCCTGCGGTCAGGTGATCATCAAAAGCCCGTTCATCAAGCTGGACTGCGACGCCTGCCACATCACTGGCAAGCTGCTGCTGTCCGACAAGGTGATCGGCATGGACAAGGAGCTAAAGGGCAATGCCCCGCTCGACTTCCTTGGCGACCCGATCCACCTCAACAATCAGGGCGGTGTTTTTGGCATTGCCGCCAGCCTGATCGGCACCTTTGGGCTTACCAACATCGTTGGGGCCCTGGGCAACTTCGGAAACATGGGCAACCTGTTCGGCAACCTCACGCAGGGCCTAGGTGCCCCGATGGGTCTGGACAGCTTCCTGGGGGCCAGCGGCCTGGCCAGCTTCATCCCGACCGACATCCTGGGCGCCGGCATGAGCGCCCTGGGCGTGGGCAACCTCATGGGCCCGCTGTCAAATGTGATGGGCTTTATCGAAAACCCAAACTCGCTTCTCAGCGATCCCTGGGGCATGGCCGACTTTGCACTCGACATCGCAGGTCAGTTCGGCCTCAATGTGCCGCCGCAGGTTGGCGCTGCGCTCGATGGGTTTCAGACGATCAGCGGCTGGCTCAATGGCGGCGAGATCAACGTGAACCAGCTGGTGCAGGTGGCCAGCGGCAGCGGCCTGCTGCCGAGCAACGTGGCCGGCATGGCGAGCACCGTCACCAGCCTGCTGGGCAGCGTGTCCGGGCAGGGCGGCGCACCGCAGCTGTCGGCAACCAACCTGATGGACGGCTTGCGCTCTAACCTTGCCGCGATCACCGACGACGGCATCGTCAACGCGATCCACGACAACGTCATCGTGCCCACCTGGGAGATGCTCTATCAGGGTGAAGTGCAACCCGGCTCGATGATCGCTAGCTTCGTGGACAGCGGCGACATCAATATTGAAAGCCTGCTCAACGTCGGCACACCGCTGCAGCGCGACCCCAACGTGAATACCCAGCAACAAGACAATAGAACTCCTGATCAACAAGAGGAGAGCCCGTCAAGCGACGACTGCGAGATCAAGTTCAACCAGCCGTAACAGCAACAGGCCGGCTACGGCACAGGCGCTTTGGCGGCGGGGGCCAGACAGAACAGCCCGCCTAGAATCAAATCACACAGGGGGCCCGATAGATGAGGGGCATGAATCGGGAGGTTGGCACCTCCCTGGGTGGCTTCGATCATCTGCGGCAATCCGTGGTCGACATTCTCACCACGCCCAAGGGCACCAGGGTGATGCGCCGTGACTACGGCTCAAACCTTCCGCGCCTGGTCGATCGCCCTATCAATCAGTCTCTCCTCGCGGCGCTGCGGGCAGAGACCGTAGACGCCCTGGCGAGATGGGAACCCCGCCTACGATGCGAGAGGGTTCAGCTCAACGAGGTGGGCCAGGGCTTTGTGACCATGGACATCACCTTCACCTACCTGCCTGACGGCCGGCAGGTGACGCTCCAGGATCTGCGCATTGGAGGCTTTCTGTGACCTTCACCATCAGCAACCTCCCCGAGCCGCAGCTGATCGAGGAGCTGAACTACGAGACGATCTTTCGCCAGCTGATGGAGGACTTTCTCGATCGGC